TGTTGATCGAAATAGCCATCACGAAAAATGAACACGTAAAAATCCAGGTAAACGCCGAAGAAGATGCCTATGAGAGTGCATTGCAGCTCCCTGCGGCAGCTCTACCTCAACAGTAAAAACAGAGTACCCGCAATTAGAACACTTCCTTTTGCGGAGTATTGATTCAGCGGTGTCGTGGCAAGTGCGCTCCACATCAATCCGCTCGTGATCACAGTTAGCGCACCGCATCAGTCAACCCAGCTCCAAGCGATCTTTTTACAAATACGCCAAGCGTGCTTTGGATCAACATCAAACTCATCCGCGAGTTTTCGGTAAGACCACCCTTCTGCTTGTAATCTGCGCATTTTCTGTACAAGTTCTGGCGTAAGAATCGCGGCGAAATTTTCCTCCCCGCGTTTGAAAGGCTTAGTAGTAACCATGAATCAGTAGCAGTCAGTTGTTCCAATGCCGGATAACTCCCGCGCAAATGAAAATGTTTGTAGTCATATAGGCCGCCAAGATAAAAAAGCGCACCAGTGCAACCTGATCAGCAATCCGGTCGTGCTGGTGCGCCTTCTCTCCCAAGGCCTTGGCGACAACTCGCCACCAGTGCCTCATTTGAGGCATTTGCACGTTTGGTGCCTCAAATCGTGCATTTGCACATCAGCCCTCCCGGTAAGCCTCAGTCGCCAGTCGATTGATCAACCGCGTGAGATACCAGTGGCACTTCCGCGCATCCTCCAAGGAATCTTTTTTCAGCCACATGCGGCTGAGGTATTTGAGGCACTGCCACTGGAGCGCACCAGCAACCGGATCAGGCGCATGTTGCGACCAGTCCTCCAGCACATCAATCGCCTCAAACTTCCCGGCGGTGTAATGCCGGGGGTGGTGCACTGGGTCGCTCATCCCTTGGAACCCTGCACAGACGTGTCACCTTGGTACCTCCCAGTGTGGGAGTAGTCCTTGGACGGCAGCATCGTCATCCGATGGAACACGATCTGCGCAATCCGCATCCCAGGCCACAGCGCAACCGGGTGCATCATCCGCGCGTTCTGCAGTTCCAGCGTTAGCCTCCCACAGTATCCCGGGTCGATGTACCCAGCAAGGAGATGCTCAACCCCCTCCCTGGCACGACTGGACTTCAACGCCAGCTGCCCAGCAATACAGTCCGGCAACCGGAACTCCTCAACCGTCTCCGCAAGGATGAACTCATGCGGCTGGAGCATGAACGGCTCTTCCTCCGTATGCCCAGCAATGGAAAAGGGCATCAGCTTAGGTGTTGACGACAACTCCACCAACAGGTTCTCGCCGAGTCTCACATCAAGACTCGCGGGATTCACCAAGCCTGGATCAAAGGGAGTGACAAGCTCCCTCCGCGCCAGCGTGTGAATGTCAATATCACACAAGATGCTCACGCCGCAGCCTCAGCAATCTCCTGCTGGAGCTGTACATGCTTCCAAGTCTTATTCCACTTGATGCAGTTGATCGTGGTGGGGTGGACTCCGAATTCCTTGGCGATCTTGCCCACCGACTTCCCACCAGCGGCCAGCTGGCGCTTAATCTCCAGCACCTTCACGTCAGTCAACACCGACACCCCGCGCTTACCCTTGCGGCTGGACTTACGAGTCTTACTCTGAGACTCCGGCTTCTGTACGGATTTTGTCCGTACAATGCACTCTCCAGCGGGCAGGGGAATGGTCTGCTTGGAGTTGGTCAGGTCCAGTTCAACGTGCTGGCACGTATCAAGAGCAAAGCGAGCAGCATCAAGAGCCTTGATGACCTGATCAAACTGAGCTTCAGAAAGGATGTACATGTTCATAGGATGGAACGTGTGCAGTGTAGTAGGCAAGAGCGGGTCTGTGTCAATAGCTAATCCGCACAGTCGCTGTTCCATCGAGTGGAACACCTAAACGATGTGCTGCACCAGCAGAAAGATCAATGCTGCCGCAGTCACACCGATCAGTAATTGGTACCAGCAGTGCTCGCCCCTGGTGCGAGACGCGCACTTTGGTGCCGCACGGCAACCACGGGTGCGCAGCACTTACACCCCAGTGCCGATACACACTGCCGCAATACGCCACCTCCCCGTGATATTCCGGGTGGTAAACGGTTGCTGTGACCTCCCTGCCTGTGTGATGTGCCAGTGCCGGCCCGTTAAACACAAGTGCTGCTGCAAGTAAAAAGCGCTTCATTGTCAGTCAGTTTCGAGTTCGAGTTTGATAGCGGCTTGGAAATAGCTAGCCACTTTTAGTCTGCGATACGCCGGGCCAGCCTGTTCAGACTGCTTGTTTTCAATCCCTTCGTACTCGTGCCGCGCCTCCTGCAGCGCGGCTTTTGTATCGACGTTCAGCAAGTGCAACTCAGAGTCCGACAACTCTGAGAGCTTGTCCAAGTAGACGGTGCGTCCGTTCAAAAGGTATGAACGATAAAACGGCACCATTGCGTTTTCAGTCATCAGTGTGTTGAACGACGTAAGAATTGCGAAGTTGGGAACGGATCGTAATGGTGGCGTCATACCCGACATTGCCGAGGTACTCCGCCGCCCGCAGAGCCACCATATGCGCCATAAGCACTGGGTCGTGCTTGTACTTACCGATGGTGTCCATCAGCTCGTACACGTAGGAGTCACATGCCTGGAACTCCTCGGGAAACGGTAGCCCCAAAGTGTCGTACCAATCCGACTCCAGCACTGTTTCACCAGGCTGAAGCGGATTCGGCCCCCACTCCCCACCGTCATCTCCTTCCCACCCATAGTCTCGACGGACTGCCCACTCATCTGCTGCTTGGCGCATCGCACGCTCCACATCAGAAAGGTGCTCGTACCAGTTCGGGCGAGTCTCCAGTTGCTGGAGATTGAAAGCTGCGTCAGTCATTGAAATTCTTAAGCAAAAAAGTTTGGATCTTGCTGCCTCAACCGGGTGAGATCCGTGAGTCTCAACTTGAGAATCTCGTGGATGGCCAGCTTCGACAGTGTAGTAGACGAGATGGTCTCGCTGGTAGCAAAGACGTAAATGAGGTGGCGGTAAAGCTGGGTCAAAGTGCGAACCCTGACCCAGTGCGTATCCCCCGGAATAGGCTCTAGCCCTACGCACCAATCGTCGTAGTCGTCTTGGTTACGTAGGTCACGAGCTTCAGACGTCCCAATCAGACGTGTCGAGTGGAGTCCAGTCGTCAACGCGCTCGGTGAGCATGGCCCGGAGTCCTGCATCGGTGGCTGGAATCAAGTCTTCATCTGAAAAGTAGAGGGTGCCTCTGCACAGGGCAGGCCCCCACTCGGGTGGGTCGAGCTGCGTCTGCGGATAGACCAGAACAGCGTCATCAACAAGGGCATCGACAACAAGGTGGTCGCCTTCAAATCGCAGTTCCTCAATGTCCAGTACCTTCACTTGACCTCCTGAGCAGGGTTGCTGGTCTCCATCCGATCCAACCACTGGTCCCAGCTCATCTTCAAGAACTGCTCCAGATCCTGCAGCTTCTCCAGCTGGTTGATGTCGTAGATGGGGTCGAGGCCCACAGCCTCCATATCCGCAATCTTCTGCTGGAGCGTAAGGATGCCCCAGTTGACCGCGAAGAACCACGGACTGAGCTTTGTGTTTTCGACTTTGGTGTGCAACGTGTCCATTTGTAATTCAGTAATAGAAGCGCCCGTCTCTCCGGGCGTGCCCTTAGTGTTGCACACGAACAGCCCAACCGCAAGGCCGGGCTGTCGCATTCCGTTACAACCGCGTGGGTTGGCTGGTGCTGGCTACGCTGGCGGCTTAGACACCTTTTTGAGGCGTCTAGGCGATCCCGTAGAGGCCGGCTGCGGGAACCAAGGTGGACACCGCGTGAGGACCCACTACCGGCCACCCCTTTGAGCACCCAGGCAGGACTCGAACCTGCATCGCACCGCAGCGGCGGTGCCGTCCTATCCATTGGCTCGGACTGGGTGGGATGGCCCAAGCGTGACCGGCCTCAGGGACCGGACAGAGGCTTGGGCTCTTGCAGCCCGATGCCAAAGCAGAGCGGGAACCAGCTCAGGTTATTTGGGTCAGGTAGACGGTGACTACCAGGATTCCCAGCAGCCACGTCAGTCCGAACACCACCACGGGCGGAATCACACCGGCACCCCAAGCTCCTCGGGCTGGTACTGAGTTAGCACGCAGACGTCGGCGCCTTGCTTGAGAGCCGTGCCCACTACGTAGTGGAACTGCGCCTGGGCGTCCTCGGACTCCTCGATCTTGTACTCCTCGACCTCGTAGGCGAGCCCCTTGCGGTACCAAGAGACCCGCACCACGGCTAGCAGCTCGAACGGGATGTCCCCCACGGTGTAACCCAGCGTCGGCTTCCTGGGACGCTTCGGCTGGGGCGGTTCAGGCTTAGCCACGGGATCTCTCCAAAAAGCCCACGCGACAACCCGCATGAGCCCTAGCAAAAAGTTAGGCGGGGTGAACATCAAGGCATAAAACCCGGTAATCGGATAACTGCGCGTAGACCTCGTTACGTTCCTCAAGAGTCATCGCCTCCAACTGGCGCTCGATTTCTTGACTTAACAGGAAAGCAAGCAGGTTAGAGGGCTTACGCATGGTGCGTTTGGATAGCCACTCCAAGCCGTTTGCGGTCACATCCGAGAAAGAAACAGTGATGCGATTCATACAAGTGTGCACAACCGCATCACTTTAGCACTTTTTACCAGATCTCGGCCTCCTTTGTCAGGCGCTCCATTTCTTCGGGAGTGCGCCAGTTCTCGCGCGTGAAGATAGCGCTGTCCTCGTGTCCCAAACTCTCAGAACCCCTGCGCTGCAACGGATCTGCTGCTTTTAGTTGTCCCGTTTTGTCCCGTTTTGTCCCAACCTGTCCTTTTTGCGTCCCAGAAGCCGTTTCAGGGACAGCTTTAGGACAACTTGGGACAGAACGGGACAAACTGGGACAACCGATTTCCTGAGATCCAGCTCCAGCACTGGATTCTTCTTCTTTGGGACAACTTGTACCTCCTCCCCCCCTGCGCGCGAGAACTGCTGAGTAGCGCTTGCTGGAACGATCTCCCTCAACCACCACCAATCCCCGGTCAACCAAGCGCTGGAGCGATTTCGAGATGGCGTTGACGCTGCCGCCCAGCAGAGGGTCAGCGTTCAACTCCGCCTTGGTCATTGGCACGCCCTTGGTACGCAGGCGCTGGAGCACCCGGTCGATGATCGAAGCTGGCGCCGCCGAATCCACGCCCTCCGCAGCTGGCAGATCCTGAAGCGAGAACGTGAGGTCTTCCTTCTGGCGCAGGACCAGCTGCTTGCCTTCGTTGCCCTCACGGCTCTTACCGATGGTGATAAGCCGCGCAGAGGCCCCCACACGCTCCAAATCAGCCTTCTCTGGGCGGTTGATGCCCCAAGACTCATCCACGGCGTCCTGGAGCGCTGAGGTGCCTCTGAAGTCGCCGCTCTTGGCGGCGTGGTGGATAAAGACGATGGTGGTTGCCGGGAAGCTCTCACCGTTCTCGGCGCTGTACCAATAGATGGGCTCGGCGTACTCAGCCTTGTTCTGGTCGTACGCACAACCGCGCATACAGGCGGTCACCGAGTCCCACACCACGAGTTTGGGGCGATGCTCCTCGATTTGCTGGATAAACCAGGGATACCAAAGCATTGACACTTTGTTCTGTACTACAACCGGATCGTCAGCAGTGAACTCCAAATCCTGGAACTGCTTGCGCATCCGCCGGCTGTTCTGATCGCCGTTAAGCCACAGCACCTTGCCCTGCTCGACTGGCACTTCAGCACCCCGCACAGAGAACGGAATCCCTCGGGCAATGTGCTTGGCCAAGGTCAGCACCGCCATCGTTTTGCCACAGCCACCACGCCCGTGGATCAATACGGTGCCGGGCTTCGGCAGCAGATCCGGGATCAGGTATTCGATTGGCGCGTCCTCCATGGCAAAAATTTCTTGCAGGCTGCCCCCCTGCGATCCACGGCGGTATTCCTGGTCCGCGATGAGCAGCCGCACAACCGCCGCCGCTTCCCGGTAACCAGCCTCCAGCGCAATCTCGTGGAGCTTGTGCTGCACCTCTGAGGGATTGGGCAGCGCCATAGCTGCCGTGGCGCGTTTGACGATCTCTTCGTGCGAAAGACCAGTGGTGCGGAACCGCTGCACCCGATCTTGTTCAGCACCATCAACAACCTTCCGCAGATCCTCCGAAAGCCACAGGCGCCCCGGCATCTGCTGGTCCGCCATCCAAAACAGCGTCCCCAGACTCACCGGCCCCTTCCGAAAGCTCTTCCAGACCTCCTCACAGGGATTGCCTTCTGCCCAATCCTGTGAAAATTCGGGGTCTTCTGCAGACCACGCCGACCAAAGCGTCAAACCAAGGTCAGTCG